AGTTTTCAGCTTTAAAATTAAATATCCTTATAAAACGATAACTTACAATCTATTTTCACTCACTTTGCATATTTGGCACACTGCCTGCATTATTATATAGTAAAACAAGGAGGTAAGAAAATGAGATTAACTTTTGAGGATTACTGTGATGACATAATAGGCCTTAGTTTAGGGCTTGCAGGAAATGAAGAAATCGCACAGGCAAGAAAGACTTACAAAGAATGGATGAAGCCTGTTGAAAAAGAGGATAATCATTCTGATTCGAATATGAAATTGGGAGATTTAAGAAATAAAGCTAAAAATCTCACAATCTCTCAAGAGTACGCAATCAATAAGTATAAAGACTCTTTTGATGTCAATTTTGTAGAAAAGCATGTCAGGTATGCAAAAGAATTATTGAGCGGGAAAAATACAAAAGCCCAGTTACTTGATCTGATTACAGCAAACAGCGAAATAAGCCGTGATCTCAATAAAATAATCAAGAATTAAAGGAGGATAAAATGAAATTTAAAGAACACATCGGCAGAGCGTCAACAAGCGCATGGAGAAACGGCAAATATTTAGGCCATAATGTTAAAGCAGTTGCGTATATAAACGGAAGTGATATTACTATAAAACTCGAATCTGGTATGAGTCCCGTCGAGGGGGTGTCATCTATAACAATGGCAAAAGACAAATATGAGGGATGGAAAGATTCTTGTCCAGAAGGATTACATTTAATGCTCCATGGTTTGAGACTTTTTGATTGTAGCACATCTTTTGACGCGGAATAGTAGATAAAAAAACTTGAAAACAAGGGGAAGTAAGATATTGATACTAAATCTTAATCCTTACCTCTGCTCACTCCCAAGTGGGCAGGCCGAAGGGATTAAACAAGGAAAATGGTAATAAATTATCTAACCTAGAAAGGACGGGAAGATGAAAATATCAAATGTGGTTGATGTGCTAAAAACAGTTGCAAATATGAAAAGAGCGATGACAACAACACCCTTTAGTAAGCGGATACAAGACCAAATTAATGCTGGGACTATTGTGGCCACACCAATAAGATCAGGACCGTTTGGTCTCTCTAATGGTGAGATGTTGCTTGAGTTGACAGATAAAGGCCATGAAAGGCTAAAGAAATAGAACCAAGGGATATTATGAGTGAAAAAAAGATTGTTTTGAAGCCCTGCCCGTTCTGCGGGAGCAATGCGATAATAACAATGAAATGAGCGTAGGTTAAACGCTTGGTTATGTAAATTTTAATTGATGAGGTGACAGATATGGACGACAAATTACAATCTTTAATTGAGTTTGAAATTTCGTTATTTTGCGAAAAAGTTTTAGTGTGCATATCATCATCGACAGATGTGTTAAAAGACCTTTTTCCTAATTTAAGGTTATCAGAAGATGATAAACCTAAATTAGGGTTGTCGTTTGGGGCTATGCACAAAGATGGCAGTTATCGCAGAGTTATATGGTTGAAAAAATGGGATATAACTACGTTTATACATGAGGCGTATCACTTAACTAAATATGTGCTTGATCATGCTGGGATAGAATGTCATGAAACAGGTGCCTATCTTATGGAATTTGTTTGTAGCGAAACTATAAAGGGATTACCAGAGACCAAACAAACATAATGGGCGAGATGAGCGGCCAGGTTCTCGCCCGGAGGGCGGGGTTCTGTCCGTTCCATTGTGTTTTAAGGCGGCTGTCTTTTTAGCCGACTTATCCTTCTCATCTCGCCCATTAAGGCGGCTCGGAGAGCCAGAAACTAAGGAGTATTATTATGAGTGAAAAAAAGACTATTTTGGCGCAATGCGAAAACGGGGTAGTATGGGGAATAAGATTATTTTTTATCGCAGTTATTATATGGGGCATCGTTGAATTTAAAGCATTGCAATAGGCCCGCTCACTCTACCGAGCCGCCTTAACGATTAAACTAAGGAGCAAGCGGATGCCATTTATATGCGGACATGGACATATACAAAGCAATGAGTTGTGTGATAAGTGTAGAGAAAAAGAAGAAGCAAGCGCAGTCGCCTTGAGTGACGGGTTAGACTGCCACCTTTGTGCGAAGATGACCCCAACAGAAGTTTATAAAAAGTGGGGCTTCGATTATGAAGCAAGATATAAAGCAACCTGCAAAGAGCATAGACCATTGATGCTTGAGAGAATGGAAAATGGATTGAATAAGCTGAAAGAGCTTTTAGCAGACTAACGGTGAAATCAGCGGCAGGTTTCCTGTCCGCTGCATTGTTGGGTTAAGTTGCGAGGTTGATATGATAAGAGTATTTCCAGACAGAACAAAGTGGACACCGACAGACGCTCTTGCATTTGTGGGTGATCCTCCTTTTGAAAGGCCACCACAACAGCCAGTGAGGGTGTCAGTGACATTCACTTGGGACTTGCTAGAGGGCCAGCGTTTAGTAAAGGCATGGGCGAACTACTACGATGATGTTGAAATAGGGGGGCCAGCCTTTGGTGATCCTGGCGGGGAGTTTGAACCTGGGCGATTCATTAAAGAGGGGGTGACTATTACAAGCAGGGGTTGCCCCAAAAAGTGTAAATTTTGTTTTGTGCCGGAAAGAGAAGGCGTGGTGCGGGAGATGCCAATTAAAGAAGGCTGGATAGTGCAAGATAATAATTTACTGGCATGCAGCAAGGGGCATGTAGAAAAAGTGTTTGACATGTTGAGAAGCCAGCCGCATCCTGTTGAATTTGCAGGAGGGTTGGACACATTGTATTTGCGTAATTGGCATCGCGACCTTATCGACAGCATCAAAATAAAACAAATGTTTTTTGCTTGCGATACCCCAGCGGGGATAAAGCCACTTGAAAAAGCAGCCAGGATATTGCAAGGCATATCCAGAAATAAAATGCGCTGTTATACCCTGATAGGATTTGATGGAGAAAAGCTGGCTGATGCTGAAGATAGACTGAAGAGTGTATGGAAGCTGGGATTTATGCCATTCGCCCAACTCTATCAAGAGGAAAAGAAAATTGAATATTCAAAAGAATGGAGAAAGTTGGCCCGGAATTGGTCACTGCCAGCTATTACGCGAAGCATAAACGGGCCTGTCAAGGAAAGCCCACAAATGCAAATGTTCGAAACAGAGAGAGCAACTTAACAGACGATGATAACCAGCGCCTATGGGTGCCAGGAAGGAGAGGACATGGAAAAGAAAGAGACAGATTCAAGGGAAGAACAGATGCCGAAGGCGTCTGATGTTGATCTGGGGGTTATGCGTTACGTTCTTGATCTGAGCCAAGTTAATAAAAAAGATTTACCAGAAAGATTTCGAGGAGGGCCACTCGTAATCCCCTTGAGAGAAGGGCGGTTTAAGTGCGACTATGACGTAGTTGAAGCAGAACTTCCTGTTGACGTCGTAAAAAAATGGCGTGACTTCTCCAAAGAGCCCGGCAAAAAAATGGATTGGCCACTTGGTATAAATAAAAGCCACATAGAAAGAATGCCCGATGGTGCTATATTGAGAGACGCATAACAGATCATGATAAGCTGCCGGAAGAACGAGAGTGATGACGGTCAGACTTGATTAGTGGGTTAGAAATCTTGGAGGGAAAATGGACGTTAATTATGTTATTGAGTTAGAGGAAGGCGTATGGCTGGCACCATGGGATGGTGATCCAGGGCGAACGCTGAAAAAGGAATTTGCTGACTTGTTCTATACGAAGCACGACGCCGAAGAAGCACTGAGGGCCGCTAGAGAGTATAGGCCATTTCAAAACGCTAACTTACAACCTGTACATGGTTAGTTGAGTAGATTTCTAACAAAAGAATTAAGCAGACGCGAAGCGTTCTGGTTGAATGGGAGGTTATAAGCCGTGAACACTAACTGGAGGCGTTTATGAAAACGAGAATAGACCATTTGCTAGCTTGTGTGGGCGAGGAGTGCGGAGAAATACAGCAGATTATAGGCAAGTCAATCCGCTTCGGGCTGTTTGATTGCCACCCTGTTACTAAAGAAGTTAATTTGGATGCACTGGAAAGAGAAATTCATGACCTGATTGCCGTTTACGAATTATTGAGGGGGTGTGTAGGGGGCAACAGGGCTTTGAGAGATACTCTTCTTGAAAAGAAAAAGAAGCGGGTTCTTCATTACATGGAGTATGCAAGAGAACGTGGTGAACTAGAAAAGGCTTTATAACGTAAAGCTCACCATCCGCGAAATGCGGCTGGTGGAAAGGAGAATGTATGAAGTTTATTAGAAGCATGTTGTCTGGTTCAACCTATTTATCAGCGGTATGGTGCAGCGTTTGGTTAGCGGTTTTCCGCAAATTCAAGCAACTTCTCAACAGCATTTTTGAACATAGTTTCTGGGCTGACTTCGCCTTCTTTTCTAGAAGTGGGGTACAGAGTAAAGGCAGCGCAATCATTGTAAGTTATTTTATAGCAACAATCTTTATAGGCTTGCAAGGCGGCGTTAAAGTCAGCTTTGCGGGTGACGAAGCGTTTAAATCTGGTGGCGGCAGCTTCGATGGGAATGATGCTTTTCTTGAGAACAGTGTCGATTTCTTTACGTTAGGTGAACCCCATACTATATGGCTTCAATATGGGCGTTAGTTATTTTATGCTGTTCTTTCTCCTTGGTTTTGCTTGTGGCCTTGCTGTCAAAATGGATGAAAAGAGCAACGGCTGCAGCGACAATAATAGGGAGCAAAATAGGCCAGCGTCGCAACCAAAACCGAAACAAAGGATTAATTAAACGAGCAATTAAAGGAGGTGTATTATAATTATGAATTTCAATGCCGAGATTCTTGGCAACTATCAGCGAATTAAGTGGAAGAGGTTTCCCTCTCCACCATTTTTTAAATTTAGTAGTCATATTTTTTAAAGGCATAACGACCCGAGCTAAGCGGCTTGTGGTTTAAATTGTTAGAGCCGCTTCTTTGAAAATGAATGTTAAAACAACCAACGCCCCAAAGGACACCACGGTTAACAAGTCCGTCTTGAGCGATTGGGTAGGAGTACTCGCTTAAAAACTCCTCAAATACGGAGGCAAGCTCACCTTGTTTAAAAGACGAAGCAGTAGAACACTTACCACATTGATATGGGAAAATTTTTTCCATAGAAAACATAGAGTTATTACAAATTGGGCAATAAGGGGAATCAAAAAAACCGCCAGACGGTTTTCTTTTAAAGGCAACACCCTTGAATTCGATGAACTCATCAGAGGGTTTCTTTTCCGACGGGATTTGTTTTCTCTCAAGTTCAGATATTCGTTTTTTCAACTCAAGGTTTTCCGACACCAAATCCGCCTTTTTTTCATGCGCCGAAAAATGCTCAAGTTGAAGAGAAGATATAATAGATTGAATCTCACGTATTTCGGCGGCGATCTTCCTGTCTTTGACTCTCTCTATAAGATTGGTAGTCATATGGAAAGACCATCTCTTTGCGATATATGCGGGGGAATAAAGGACAACGAAGAGGCCGAGTCAAGACGTTGTTTGTGTAAGCAAATACAACAAAAAGGAGATCATTTTGGAAAAGTTTACGTTATTTCAAGGAGGCGGTAAGCCGGATCATTTCAAGGATCTGGTTAAGCGATTTCGCGCTAGCATGCCTGATCTTGTTGAACATGTGAAATTAAAGGCTGAGCTAAAAAAAGCGAATTATGATGCATTGTGTGACGCTGGATTCACATCTAAACAGGCAATGCAAATAATGAAAAATGAGAATGAATAAAACCTTTGCAATCTTCTGGACAGGCTTACTAACTTGCTATATTGTAATAGGATATTTTACAATCAAATGGCTGATCGATTACCTATGACAATAAGGAGAAAAATTGGCAAAACCGATCCCCGGTAGACAATACACTATCGCCGACGAAAATAGTCTCTCCCAGATTGCCGCCAGGGCATATGGTGATTTTACTCTCTGGCCACGTATCTGGGAAGCGAATCAATTCAAATTAAAATCGGGCGATCCTAACATCATCTTTCTAGGGGAAGTGATTATAATTCCCCTGCTTCCTGAAAGGGAAACAGTAAAAACTTCCACATCTGATAGAAATCTTCCAGGTAAAGCAAAAGACGAAATCACAATCGTTATCGATGGCCTGGAAATCACACCCACATCGACAAAGATCATTCGAACCATGCATACAGCTGCCGACGCATGGTCGGCAACAATACCATGGAAACCCGGCGAAGATCCTGAACTCGATAAAAGGGTGATATTCTACGCCTATCCTCCTGCTGCTATCTATATCGGTGGTGAGCTTATTATTAACGGTCTGCTCTATGTGAGCGAATCCAGCAAAAGCAGCAGCGGTATTGTTAAAAATCTGCAAGGTTTTTCCTTTACGGCCGATCTCATTGATTCGAAAATGAAACCACCCTATGAAAAAAATAATGTTACCTTAAAACAAAGGGCTGATGAACTCGTAAAGCCATTCGGCATTGATGCTATATTCAACGATGACTTTGGTGGTCCCTTCGATAGAGTGACGGCAAAAGAGAGCGATTCTGTCTTTTCTCATCTTGCTTCCCTTGCAAAACAACGTAGTTTACTCATCAGTTCTACAGTAGATGGTAATCTCTCCTTTACTAAAGCGGCATCAGGAAAACCTGTAACCACCCTTGAAGAAGATAAACAAGGCACCGAGACATTCGACGCCAAAGCCGATGGCCGTAAACGCTTTAATACTTACCGAGCACTGGGCCAATCTCCCTCGGGCGCAAAAGTCGGCATTGCGAAAGACAGCAAAGTCCCTCGGTCGAGATTCTTTACCTTTCAGGCCGATGAGACAATCAGTGGCGATATTGAGCAGGTGGCCAGGTGGCAAAGATCAAAACAGTTAGCGGAAGCCTTGACGATTCCTTTTCCCGTCACGAGCTGGTTTGATCAAAATGGACGCCGTTGGAAGGAAAATACACTTGTCGAAGTTGTATCACCTACACTGCATTTATCAAAAGGCTTTACTTTTTTAATAAAATCGGTAGAATATAATGACGGAACGTCAGGTAAAACAGCAATACTAAACCTTGTACCTCCCCAGGTCTATACAGGAGAAGAGCTTGTTGACCCATGGTCGTAAAATAATCCCCGAAGTAATAAAGACAAACAGCAACGCTTTTTCTTGCCCAAAATGCGGCTCTTTCGATGTTTCCAGAATCATTTCAAAGAAAAACATTACAACAGCCAATCATTGCAGAGTTTGCACCTATGATTGGATAACAGATAGAAAAGGGACAGTTAATAAATGACGACAGGCGTTATAAAAGGATTTGAAATCAAAAAAAACCGCGATGGGGCTGGCGATAGAGTAATATTGCAAGTCGAAATCACTGATTCCGATGACGTTCAGAGCGTGGAATTAATGGCTCAATCAGGTGAGGATAATGTTCCCCCTGTTGACAGTCGTGTATTGATCACAAGTGTGGGCCCGGCCTACAAAATCGGCATAGCCGCTGATGATGGTATTACGCCATCAATGGCTGAAGGTGAGAAAAAAATATACTCTATTAATTCCGGAGATATTGCCGCATTTATAAATCTGCTCAGTACCGGCACCATTGAAATCAACGGAAATACCGATTTTGCGGTAAGATTCGGCGCACTGGAAACGGCATTTAACGAATTAAAAACCGATTTTAATAACTTCGTATCAACCACTTATAATCTACATAACCACCCGACAGCCCCCACCGGTCCTATCTCAACACCTTCTGTGACGGGGTCTTCTTCTTCCGCCGATATATCGGGTGCTAAAATCGATGAAATAAAGGTGCCATAATGAATAAATATACTTATAATCCTGAAAAAAGAACAGTCACTTTCCATAATACTTCCGGTGATGATAAAACAATACCATTTTATTGTGGAGGGCGTTTAACTGTCGATGCCGAAGTCATACTTGATATACATTTTGGGGTAATAACACCACAGCATGCATTCATTGACTCGTTGTTAAAAAAATGGTCAGAAGGACGATCCTTACCAACGTCGCCTTTTAATTAAGGAATCATTAAATAATGGCTGATTATTTCTCAGGTGATCCGAAACTCGTTTTAACACCCAACGGCTCAAAGCTGGTTTTTAAAGGTGGCCAGCCCGTTATGGACCAGGGCCTTGAAAATCTGGCGCTCATTTCCCTGTTTACAAAAAAGGATTGGGTAGGAAATGCCTTTATTGCCGATCCTAACAAGAAAATAGGCAGTGATTTCGAAGAAACAGCCAATCAGCCCATAACTCTGGCCAGTCTCAATGCATTGGCAATGTCGGCTGAAAAAGCACTAAAGAATCCGGCTTTCGGCAAGATAACAGTGGAAATAACTAATCCCAATAGTCATAGACTCAATGTAAAAATCACTATAGAAGCCCCTGGAAGTGATATAAAAACACTAATCCTGACGAAAAACGGTCAAAACTGGATTAATCAGAATTTAAATCCTGCTTACAGGAGAATTTAAATGAATATACCCACAACGCAGGAACAAGCCGATCAGAACTTAGCAAACCTCGAAAGCCGAATCGGACAGACCTCCCCATTAGCCGACAAGGCTTTTTTAAGGGTGGTCGCTATCACGGAGGCCCTTGAATATACGTCTCTATATAAATTCGCTGTAAACAGGGCAAAACAGAACCTTGCATTAACAGCACAAGGCGAAGATCTTGACAAACTGGGTATTGAATATGGCGTTCCCAGAAAATCCGCAGAGGCCGCAGTTCTCACCATCTCCCTTCCGGCAGCTAACGGAACATTCATTCCCGCCACAATCGATTTTATCGGCGATCCAAATGGCGTCAGATATTTCCCTAATTTCTCAACAACAGCTGCCGCCGGCGTTGCCGTACTTGATGTAACGGCCGAAGAAACGGGCGTTGTCGGTAACCTCCAGATCAGTGATACTTTATCTATAGGCACACAAGTCCCCGGCGCCGAATCAACGGCAACGGTAACGGCCATCCTCAATATAGGAGCTGACGAAGAAACAGACGAAGTCTACAGAGTGAGAGTTCTCGACGAGATACGCTCCGAGGGAGGTGGCGGCAATTCCTTTGATTATCGTAAATGGGCACAGGAAGTAGCCGGGGTTGCCAGGGCATATCCCTTCGCAGGACAACCAACCATCCCGGGAACACCGCCCGACAGAACTGTATTCGTGGAAGCCGATACAACTATCGATCCCGATGGAATAGCCCCGCCTGCATTGCTCGATGAAGTGAGGGCCAGTATAACAACCGATCCTCTGACGGGCCTCACAAGACAACCGCTGGGCCTGACTGACAGCACACTCTGGGTTGAATCCATATCAAGGACGCCTTATTATGTAGAAATCAGTAATCTCGTTGTTGACGTGGCCATAGAAGCATCAGTTAAGACAGAAATAGAGACAGCATTAATCAATTATTTTCTCTCCCTCGCTCCCTTCGTTGCCGGTTTGGATTTTGATAAAAAAGACACCATCACGGCCCTCACCATTTCCGATATAGTCCAGGACATACTTACGGCAAGAGGAGGATCTGCAACGGATGTTAAATTCGGCTTAACTTTCGGAGTCTATACGTCAATTAAAGAAATCCTCGGAAACGGAGAAAAGGCAAAACTTGCCGATACGAATGGTGTAGCTTATGTCTGATGTAACGCGTAAAATGATAAACGGCTTTTTGCCGCCCGGTTCCATTTGGACAGCTGAAGAAGAAGAAGGCTTTGATGAGTTCCTGGAAGGAATGGCCGACAATGCCGAGGACGTGAGGGCCTTCCTGGCACTTCTTTCTGAAATCAGACGCCCATCGACAGTACCACTCGAATTACTGGCCGATCTGGAGGAAGAATTCGGCATTGTTACCAATCAGAACTTGACGGAACAACAAAGAAGGGACCAGGTTGCGGCGATTAAGTTTTCAAAGGGGGGCAATGGAAGTAAAGACTATCTTGAAAATGCTTTACAAGCTGCGGGATTCAATGTTTTTGTACATGAGAATGACCCGCCTGTTGATCCTGCGCCTCTAGTGAGTACAACGAGCTTTATAGTTGCGGGAAAATTCAACAGAGTTGCTGCTTCCTTAACAAGTGAAGACTGGCCACTTGTCTTTTTTGTAGGTGGCCCCGCGACAAGAGATGGGATTACTGACGAGTTACTTTCAATCGATATCGCTTCCATACCAATTGATGGTGCATCGACATTCAAACGAATAATACAACGATCAATGCCCATGCATGCCTGGGCGGCAACGGCCGTCGTCGGTGTCAAAGCCAATTATTTCGGCTTTGATGAAGATCCCATGGCAAACGGATTCGGAGATACGGGCATCCCATCAGCCGGTGGAATACTAGGCGAACTATTATAAGGAGGACTTATGGCAGATAGACCCCCAAGAGACTTGGACTGGATACCTGATGATACAACAGGCATTGAGGTTCCCACACAACCAGTACAAGACGCCGGATGGCAGGTAGAAATTCCACCACGTCAATTCTTTAACTGGCTATGGAATAGATGCACTCGATGGTTTCATTATTTGTCAGGCATTTCCCAAGAATGGATCGTCATAGATTCAGTTAATACGAAAGAGGCTGATTATGCTACTCTCGTTGCCTGGGAAGCGGATACGCCTGCAGCAGGAGATAAAATTCTCATTAAAGAAGATCAAACTCTCACCAGCCAATTCGTTATTCCAAATGGTGTGACATTAAAATTCCTTGATGGGGCAAGTCTCTTATGCGCAACAAATATTGCAACATCCATCCTAAAATCGGGAAACGATATAATAATTGAAGGTGTTTTAAATCTGGTTTTGAGTCAAACAGGTGTGACAGCTGTAGCAGTTGAACTTAATGGCGACAACACTATAGGACAAATAAATATTGAAAACGCTTTCACAGGGACGCTAACATCAGCTCTCACAATAAATGCAGCAAAAACCGGCAATAAAATTGACGGCTTTGTTGATAATACAGGCGGCGGCACGTTAACAAGCATAATGACGGATAATGCTGCCGAAGATTCCAATAATGTAAATCTTATTGACGCTGTTAATAATCAAGTTATCAGATCACTTGGCGCAAATACAATGTTCTCCGGGTTTAAATTTGCTCTCGGTTCCGATGCTGATGGTGATACATATCATAGAGCTAGTGGTGTTTTAACCCGATTGCCAAAAGCTGCGGACGGAGATGTTAAAACACTCGTTAGTGGTTTGCCGGCATGGGTAACACCAAGACCCTTTTCGTCATTTAGTGTGCACAAAAATAATTTCAATCAGAACGGGTTAAGCGCAGCGATATGGACGAAAATTACATGGACAACAAAAGAATTTGATACAAATGGTGATTTTGATATAATTACAAATGACAGATTTACCCCTACGGTAGCCGACAAATATATTTTAAGCGCCTCTATAGGAATAACTGCAGCGACAGAAGGAGATTTGCTTAGAGTTGCTATATATAAAAACGGTCTAGGCCATAAACTAACTGGCATGGAGGCAGGCTCTCCTACTCCAATTATAGCATTGAATTTAACGGCGACAGTAGATGCTAATGGCACAACCGATTATTTTGAAGTATTTGCATATTTACAAGGGGGTGGCAATATAAGTGGAAATAAACAGGAAACTTTTTTTACTGGAGCGCGGGTTTCATGATTATCTACGACTCTAAAATTCCTAATAAAATGGTTTATACTGCTTAAAACCTTAATTTTAATCCTATATTAGAATTGTGTCGAGTAATATATAAATCAACAGAAATATTTGACATCAGAAAAGCCTTTCTCCATTTATGATCAAGATGATCAGAGATTAATTTATTTAAAATAATCGATGTTGCAAAATATAAATTAACTTGATCCCTCGATGGATATTTGCCTAATATAATATTTGTTTCCCTATAATCATTCTCACATTTTTTATCTCTATATTCTTTATAAACAGGATGTGGTTCAGAATCTAAAGAACTAGACATGCCTAAATATTTCCTTTTCATTTTACAATTATTTTGATAATAAACTATATCAAGAGTTTGTCCCCAATCTACAATCCTGGTAACAGTTCCAACACCTAACATAGCCTTTTCTTCATTATCCCACTTGTCATAATTTTTAATACTAGAACAAGATACCATAAATCCCAATAATCCAGTAATTGCAAAAATATTAACTTTTATCTTCATATTTAAATCCTCAAAAATAATTATTATTTCATCGCCTGAGCAATAAACAAATCCCGGTCCACTTCACCACGACTGACGATACCAAGCGACAATGACTCACCATTAAAGACCTTCCTCCCCTTGATTTCCATAAAAAAACCGGCGCCAAGAATGTCGTCAATGTCGATTCCAAACATTTCTACTACCTCCTTGTGACTAAAATGATTCGAACCCCCGGGGAAAACAATAATAAATTCCCTGGACCCACCCTTCACATTTTTACGATAAGAAATGTATTTCATGATATTACTCCTTAACTTTACCCTAAAATCATCCCTGGAATATCAATTTAATAACCACAAACCCAACCATTCGGAAACATTTTTTTCAACTTCTCATGTTCTTTTTTAGCAAATGGCAAAAAATGCCTATTACATCGGCAATATTTGGTAACAAGATTGTCTTCATATTCGCCAGGCTTAGTCCAATCCGTCGAAGGCGCAATGATACAGACAACTCTCATATTTCCCCAGTTATCATCATATTTTTCAACAAAGTGGATATCAGAGCCATCTCTCGTCACATAATCCCCCTCACCAAAATCCTCAGGATCAGGAAGTACAAGCTCAGCTTTTGGTACTTTATCATTATCATCATCAATGTCGTCTCTAATACGATTGAAAAGAGCCCACAAAAATACTTTATAATAGGAAACTTTTTTAACTGAAATTCCCTTTTCTATCTCTTTATTCTCCATCTTCCTCATCCCCTCCTTTTATCAAACCCTTATGTATGGCCAGAGTATTCACAGAATTATGGAATATTTTATTCCACAGATTTAACCATCTATCACTATACGCCAGAGGAACCTGATCAATTACTTCATTAGCGATGGCTTCCGCCACTGGAATCAAAGCTTCTCTTTCCCGAGCATAGCTTGATTTTGTCACAATAATCCCCTGTCTTTCCTTTTCAAAACCATTGTTCTACTACAAAACATTCTAGGCGACACAACAATTCCTGTTTATCTTTTTCAGTAACTTCATAAATTCCAAAGAAATCATCAAAACAGGAAAGCAAGTCCTCACGCACCTTTCTTCTTTTCCATGCTTCAAAACAGTTTTCACAGGTGCAATCCGAGTCATGCTTATGAGCTTTACCGTCCATGCCTATGTTCCCTTTTTTATCTCACCCATAAACAAGCGATAAAGTCGCTTATTTTGTTTTTCCCAAGCGGCAACCCAAGAGGCATCCCAAGAGGCATACATAGCGGCAACCCTAGAGGCATCACAAGTGGCAGCACTAGAGGCATCCCAAGTGGCAGCACTAGAGGCATCCCAAGTGGCAGCACTAGAGGCATACATAACGGCATACATAACGGCATCCCTTAAATCTTCATTTCCTGTTTTCAAATAATCTATTACAATATCAGGAGCATCCCAAAGATCGACCACATCTAATGCACACATCCTGGCAAATTTTTTAAGCACGTCTGTACCGTCAAATAAATTCAATATTTTTCTTTCGACGCCGACTATTTTATCAGCGCCTTTAACAATCTTTCCGGTAATTTCAACTCTGCAAATAATTGGACCCGATGCATAGGTCAATGCATCCAGCGGCTTTATTGATCCGTGCATGCCGGCTTTGCATAATGTCAGCTCATCATATGTATTATGATTATAAACATAAGGAAATTCACATTTGTAGATCTTCCCGGCCTCCACAATCTCACCATGCCCATAATTAAGTTGTCTCTCCTTATTTAAAATATGCCACGCCTTCATATCCATCCTCCATTATTGTTAATAATAAAATTGTTATTCAACCCAACGCTTCCGCCATTTTTTTCAATTTAGGCAAAGAGATCGTTTCCTTTCCCATTTTTGCATATTTTTCATGATTTAAAATCAATGTAATATCAGCGCTTCGAACGCCCAATCTTTCCGCTATCTCGCTTTGCCGAGGATGCTCTTTTGATTCTATTTGCGCAGAACGAATCTTCGCCGCAACGCGAGCGGCGAGTTGCGCTTTTTCCGATTCTGAATTTTTGAGGCATTTCGATTGTTCTTCTTTGGGTTTTTTGATATCTAACGGCGCAATATGACGGCTTTGCAATCCCTTTATGACCGTTATTTGTGTCATCATAATAATGCACAAGACCAATGCCGGCACAACTGCCGTTAGAAGAGAGCGCCAGGCAGGAGGTAATGCAGCAATTTCCTTATTTACCGCCCGAAGAGATGATCTTTCTTCAGAAAGAGAAAACTGCGTCCGATCAATACGCCCTCCCCATCCGGTCCGGTCCTCACTATTATCATCATAACTCTTGACAGACATGGACAGCTGATCGATAGAATCCTGCAAATCAGCAGCCTGAATGCGCAACGAATTATGATGATGAAGTATCTCAATAGTCGGCGCCGTCAGTTGATACCATGGCCCGGCAATGAGTATAATTGCCGCCAGCCAGCGAATAATCAAAAGACGGCGCTCATACCAGAGCCATAAAACAGCTGCTTCCAGCGCAATGGACCAGGCCCACCCCGTCCACACTCCGGCAACATCACTCCAAAATGCAATACTATGGATCTGCATTAACGTCGAAAATATCAGAATCATAGGCAGAATTATTAATTTATTTTGCATTGTTTATCCTTATTTTCATTGTTTTTCTTCTGCTCTTTTCATAACAAACTGTAATCTCCGGAAAGGTACTCAAATACATTACAAGCTTATGGCAGTCACTCAAAGTCAATGGATTTGTCTCTCTTACTTGATTAATGCCTTTAATTTTCCATATCACAATCCATTCTTTTTTCATGGCTTATTCCTCAAGAAACTCCTTATTCGTCGTATATAATGACGAAGGCGTTCCAATCAATCCCCCATTTATCAACTGCTCTCTCAATCCTTTTTCATTATGATGTAATGAAAGCTCACTAATTGCCTGCTTTATAGTGATTGTCTCGATACATTTAATATTGACAGTTTTTTTATAAATCACTGGTTCTTCCATTCTCATTCTACGCTCTTTTGAAGATTCAATCTCTATCTCTAAGCATCTTTCCTGCTTTCGCCCCTTTTTTAAACGAAATAGATTTCCTCTGTTTATATCTACCCAGTCATCAATGCCTAATTGCATTTCACAAATACCCTCACCACTAACTCTGGCGAGAAACTCATACCTCTCACGTTGATGTCGAAATTTATGTGTAATTACCACACTAAAGTATCCGTTTCCTTGAATATAATCTTCTTGCTCAACATCAACATCAAAATCACCTTCATAAAAAGATAAACAACCAAGGATTTCTTTAATTAACTTGTCTTCTTTCATCTCATTTCCTTTAGAATATTTTCAACATTTATTCCCAGATGTGGAAGTTTTTACTGTTTCCCTTTCAGGAAGCATTTGTTCCATTGTATCTATTAATAGAATAGCTAGATTTTGTGTTGCAGTATTTTTGTTCAAATCAGCGCATCCTATCTCATCAATATACAAATCTACACTCATACCACCATCGTTGGTATCTTCTATTTTAAGCTCAAACTTTGCCATCAAGTTCTTTCCTTTCTTTTATATAACTTTCTAACTCCTGATAAAGAAGAGTTCCGTCTCCATCAACTTTTCTGTAGATATGCAAAACCTCTTCAGGGTCCATGTCATAATCTTTTGCGGTTGACTGGATAAATCCATCATCCTTGGTTCTGTTTTTCATTTTACAGCCTCCTTGACCATTAGCATCCTATTTTTTTTAGATCATTATCGAGATGGACATGGCATTCATCAGCAAAAATTTCTTGTTCCTCTAACGGCACATCTCCATTTCCACAAACAGCAATTACCGGACAAATACTATTTCTGATATGATGTGATAGCCATCGTTTTGTTTCCGGACTCAATCCCAGCAATTCATTAATTGCGGCTTTTTCCTCTGTTGGCTCCATTAAATTCCCCATGACTCCTCCCACCGATTAGATAATTTATTATCATTTTCCTTGTTTAATCCCTTCGGCCTGCCCACCCGGGAGTGAGCAGAGTGAAGAATTAAATGCCTGACATAATCTCCTCAACTGTAATGCCGTTTCTTTGTTCCAGCGATACACCAGGAAACATGGTGTGGCCCATGTCTTTTTCCATCTGCACTATTTCGGCATATAATTCTGGCCTTTGTTTTGCACCATGCTTGTGGTCATTAACAGACCCCATAATGCAAAAAACACATGATAATCGTTGATTTAGCTCTCCTCTTTCACCATATGCCCAGAATGGTCGCTGCCCATTAGCGTAGATATAGTCATAGACCTGGTCAGTACTCCAGTCATGTATTGGCATAAATTCGTAAACGGTCCTGCCAGCCCTGCTTAAATCTTTATTTAAAGACCAAGGTTTTTTCTTCTTTCTTGCATCGCTCTCTTCAGCTCGCATCCCAGTGCAGTTAACCCCAAGGTGCACACCTTTTTCCTTCATGGTTTTACGGATGAATTTATAGATAGGGCCTCTCTTTAAATCACTGGTGCATTGCCTGTAAGAGGGAGAGGGCCACATGCCGTTAGGAAATTTATCTGTTTTTCTCCTCCTGACCATACTTAAAAAAGTATTCATTTCACCGTTTTTGGTCACTGCCTGGACTATATTTAATGGGTGTGCAATATTTTCATTTATATGATCCACTATACCATCCCATTCAATTTCCCCAAGGTGTGCATGTACAACTACAATCTGATCAACTGGTATTTGTAAATCGAACATTAAATAATTATACATTGCCTGACTGTCCTTCCCGCCAGAATTAGACACGAAAAATAAGGCGCCTTCATTTCTCATTTGTTTACATTCACACATATCATCCCCCTAAAAAATATCTCTTCCCACATTCCGGGCAATCAATGTACGTTGTCTCAATTTCGCCTTCCTCGTCTTGCTCCATATCTGGCAAATCTTCAATTTCTACTTCGGCCTTGCACACTGCACAAACCATCTTGACAAACATATGTCATCTCCTTCTTTATTATCTCGTTTGTCTCCTTTATTTAATCCCTTCGGCCTGCCCACCTGGGAGTGAGCAGAGGTAAGGATTAAATTCCAGCCCTATCATTCGCATCTTTAATATCTTTCTCCATTCTTGCGACAATTCCTTTTAATTCCTCAAGAGTGATATCTACATGAGCTATCATGTTTCTTGCCTTACCTGTTCCGTATTCGGTAATTGGCTTATGTGTTCGGACTTGCAACGTCCACACATTAGGAAACTGACGACAAAAGACCCTTAGCCCATTTCTATTTGGCTTAGCAAGCCCCTTGACTTCCCTGATCTCTGCAGATTTATAATCTATAAATATATCTCCTATCATCCTACCTCCTTGTTTTACTATATAATAATGCAGGCAGTGTGCCAAATATGCAAAGTGAGTGAAAATAGATTGTAAGTTATCGTTTTATAAGGATATTTAATTTTAAAGCTGAAAACTTAATTCCCCTGTAAATCTCATTTGTAAAAAATCCTGACGCTTTTTTCAACAAACGTTGATTCTAGCTATAAAGAAACCTGACGCTTTTTTGCTGTGATTTATAAGTGCTTGTTTTTATTGATTAATTAGATATGCGGGTGTAAATAAAGCTGACATAGTTAAGCTTTATTTACATATTAATAACAAATTCCATACATTCCCTTTCTTCCTCCGGCAGACATAACCCGTCATTCAACCAGAACGCTTCGCGTCTGCTTAATTTTTTTGTTATAAGTTTTCAAAGTAAAAAACTATCCGGTACATACTCCCAGTCATCCGGATCGTCAGATAATTGATTTTTCGGTCTATTTCTAGAGCCCCATGCTTTGTGGCATTTTTCATCACATCCCACTGCCACGGCTTCCCCGAAAAAAATAATCTTTTTAATTGTCATTATGCCTGCCTCCTTCAGTGATCGTTCTTAAATACATAATCTCAATTACTAAGAGAGTATATTTATTAATCGTCGATTCAATCTCTTTTATTTCTCTGATCGTTATTGCGTTATTTCTCCTTCTGAAATATACGTGTACTCTCCTTCTATCGTTATATATGTTATATATGATATGCATTTTTTCTATTTCTGATGGAGAAAACATCAAATTGAATTGATTAATATCAGGATCATAACAAGTACAGTCATATCTCATTCCATCAATTACGATCTCCTCAAGTAAATCAGTATTATTCAATATAAGCTCCTAGTTTTGACTGTTGATTGTCTCATAATCCCTGGACTTCTCTTTTAAAAAACTTAAGGCCCTCCCGTTAGATTTCTTAGTTATTCTCAGAAATTCAGGAATAAAGATGGAATCAATGAAATATCGATATTGTTTGCCGTCTATCGAGATGTGCACGATTCCATCTTTTGAATAGCTTAAAATCTGTAACTCCATTAATCATAACCGCTTTAATTTAAAAATTTCCTTAAATCATCCTTTATATAATATTCCTTACCCAGACTATCAAGAAGCTCCACCGCTCTATGCACGAAGCCCTTCCAGTCGATCTCTTTTGCTCTTGGATCGTAGTTCCATTTGCCGACCTTGAAGGCATCAACAAAAGGGTGGGTCATCTTAATAAGTTTTAATGTTTCTTCCGGATCCCTGACTGGTTCCAGACTTACCCATGTCCTGATGCCGAGTTCATGGGCCACTTTAAGCGCCTCTATCCTGCTTAGTGGTGGTGCTGCCAGTGGTTCAAATTCAACTGACCTCGTAATGCCAGTGAAGGTGAGGGTGGCGCCGTACCAATCCCGGTCAGGTTCTAAGAGGTCGAAATCCCGCGTTGAGCGGAGGCCTCCTTTTGTTAAAATTCGCACGGTGATGTTGTTGGCCTTTAAAATCTTTATTGCCTTTCGGGTGATCTGGTGTTTTTTATCAATAGGCTGGTAAGGGTCTGTCGTGAAACAGAGATGAACTTCACGGCCTGCGTATTTAGGGGCCTCTTTTTCCATAGCCTCGATGACCCCGGGGCGAAGTGACGGATTATTTGTAAATTCATCTCTTTTCATATGAAGAACTGCCGGCGCATAACAGTCAACACAGCCATGTTCACAACCGCGATAAAGATTGGCCGCCAGATCGCAGTATTCACGGGCCTTGCCTTTTGGTTCGTAGATTACTTTCATTTTTTCACAAAACACTTTTGTTCAGTTTTGAATGGGAAGCTTTTTAAATTAGCCACATTCCCCTTGCTTGCTCCGTCGCATACCCACCCTTCTCTTCCGATATTGGTTACTTCTCCGATATCATGCTCGTGATACCATTTTTTTTCACAATAATAACAGCTTCTTTCATGTGGTTTTTTCACTTATATTTCATTCCTTTCATGTTAGCTGGTATCAGACATTCCTGAAATTTAATGTGGTTTCGATATCGAGGACATCGAAAAGTGTTTTAATAATCTTGATTTTAGTTCCTCTTTGACAATTGCCTGTTTCAATGCATGAGATTGTCCGAATGGATATCCCGGATATCGAGGCGAGGTGATTCTGTGTGAAGTTCTTTTTTATGCGGCATTTTTTCAGGGTTTGGCCAAGTTTTTTATTATCATCCAGCGCAATCTTAATAAGCATAGTTTCTCCAAATCAATAAATGTTTAAGACAATATTTGCATAAATCAGAATGATATTCAAGACATTTTTTAAATTAATCGATTTTTATGGTAAGATATAGATATTAATTAAGGAGATATGGGAATCATGATAAATTTCAGAAATATCATAAAATATATGCTTGCCTACAAAGATTATTTAGATAGAAAGTTCAATGTCAAGTGTGTGTATGTAAACGGTAAATATATAATAGTAGATAGATGTTGCAGTAATTGTATAAATCAAAAAACTACGCTTACAAAAAACTGTGAATTCCCATCATCATTAGGCTGTGAAGAAAATTGGGAGTATTTAAAGGATAAAAAACAATAAATCTGTAAAGTGATTAAAATGAATAAAATGTAAGTCATTTTGTCTGTGGACAATACTGTTTATAACTCATGTATAACCCTGTGGATTACCTGTGCATAAAATAACGCTATCATTATATTAAATACTATATAATAATAAAAGTAGTAGTTTTATATCATTGGAGGACATATTTATGGCTAAAGATATTTTTGAAATGTCGGCGCCTGATTTGATATTGCTCAGGCGAATGTACAAGAAAGCCCCAAAAAAAATGGAGAGAGTCATCGCTGGTGTTATTAATAGCGAGGCATTTGCTATGAGACCTATCATCCTTGAAACCCTCGATAAGGACATGATCATAAGATCGCCCGGATTTGTTAAGAAACATGTTGTCGTTAATAAAGCCATTCCTGGTCCAATAAAAAACCAGATAGCTGAGGTAGGCAGTATATACGGCGATAGGTTTACGGGGTGGGAAGAGCAGCAATTCGGTGATAAAGGTAAACAAAAGTCAGTCGCTTCCAAATTCGCAAGGGGTGGGCAATGGCAAGGGAAAATAAGACAGAAACTGAGAAGAAGACAATCGAATCCCCTATGGAGACCATCGGATTTTAATATAAGAAATGCAGTCAGTGAAAAACACAGGTTAATTATTTTTCTGCAGATGTTGGATCAGCGGAGAATCAAGGATCGATTTTTCATGCCTGATGATTTGGGCAAGATGCGAGGGGGAGTGGTTTACAAAATGCAGTCAAGAAAAATCAAAGGTGTCTATCGAAAGAAGACCAGGAAGTCGCGCCAAACTAGATGGATGGATAGGTCGATAGATATTCTTTTGAAGGAAATAAACATACTAAAAATATGGGAAAAAAACGTGAAGTTCGTCTTCAAATTGAAATAAAAAAAGGTACTGTGATAGCCCCAAAAAGAGACAAGCACTCCAAATCGCAATG